CGAGGAGCAGTACGCCAACAAGGCCGACACGTACGGCCTGCTCCTGTCGGTGGACCGGCGTGACGTCATCAACGACGACCTCGGCGCCATCACCACCGTGCCCCGGAAACTCGGCCGCGGGTCGGGCCTGAAGATCAACGACGTGTTCTGGACCATCTTCCTCGACAACTCGGGGTTCTTCAAGACCGCCAACAAGAACTACCTGACGGGGACCGACACGGTCCTCTCGATTGACGGCCTGACGAAGGCCGAGGTCGCGTTCCTCGACCAGGTGGACTCGGACGGCAAACCCATCGGCATCATGCCGCAGATTGTCCTGGTGCCGACGGCCCTCTCGGCCATGGGCACGCAGCTCTACAAGTCGCTGGAACTGCGCGATACGACCGCCTCGACGAAGTACCCGGTCGCCAACCCCCACCAGGGCAAGTTCCGGGTGGAGGTCAGCCGGTACCTGGCGAACACCCATTACACGGGTGCGAGCGCCAAGGCATGGTACCTGCTGGCCGACGCGAACGACCTGCCGGTCATCGAGGTGGCGTTCCTCAACGGTCAGGAGTCGCCGACCATCGAGACGGCCGAGGCGGACTTCAACGTCCTGGGCGTCCAGATGCGGGGCTACCACGATTTCGGTTGTGCTCTTCAGGATCCGAAGGGCGGCTGCAAGGCAAAAGGCGAGGCATGAGCCTCCTGAAAGGAGTGACGGAACATGGCACAGGCAACATTCGTGCAAGACGGGGCGAGTATCGACTACACGCCCGGTTCGGACGTGGCGGCCGGCGACGTTATCGTGCTCGGCAGCCTCTCGGTCGCTATCGCCAAGCAGGCCATCGCCAGCGGTGTCCTCGGAGCCCTGGCGACGCGCGGCGTCTTCGACGGGGCCAAGGCCACGGGCGCCATTGTCGTGGGCGACGCCATCTACTGGGACGAGCCGGCCAACTGCTGAACCTCGGGTTCAAGACCGACGGCGGCGACTGCGTGGTTACGGCCGCCAGCGGCGTCAACCAGACGGGCAACAACACGCTGACCTTCGCCGATGCCGGCGACGAGATTCTGCTCGTGGCCATCGAGAACAGCGCGGCCCTGGCGTGGCGCGTGGTCTCGAACGACGGCGTGGCGCTGAGCACGGTCTAAGCCGGGCAGAGAGAGGGTCATGGCCGACCTGCTGCAAGAGGGCGCGGCGTGGCTTGAGAGGATGCGGGTGGCCCATGCCTCGCAGACCGTGACGTATCAGCGGGGCGGCGACCTCGTCGAGGTCCAGGCGACGGTTGGCCGCAAGGCCTACGAGATCGCCGACTCATGCGGTGCTGTGGTCCAGGTGGATGCGACGGACTTTATCGTCGCGGCGGCCGACCTGATTTTAAGCGGCGAGACCGTCGAACCGCAGCCGGGCGACCGGGTGCGGATGACGACCGACGCAGGCACGGAGGTGTACGAGGTCCTGGCGCCCGGGCCGGGCATGGCTCACTGCGAGCCGGCCGATCCGTATCGGATGGCCTGGCGGGTGCACACGAAACACGTGGTGACCGAGGAGGCCTGAGCGGTGGCCAAACACGACATCAAGGCAGGCGCCGGCCTGAGCGATCACGACCTTCTTATCCGCATCGACGAGCGGGTTCAAAAACTCGACCGGTGTATGACGAACCACCTGCGGCATCACTGGATGGTGACGGTCGCCGCACTAACTGCCGCGGCAGGTGCGGTCGCGGCGGCGCTGATGCTGTAAGGAGACTCTCTCGGTGTCCACCATCATCAAGATCGCCGACGCGGTGGTCGGGGCCTCTGGGTAGCGAAGGAGACGTGACGATGAGCGCGAAACTTGGCATGGAAGCCAAACTCTACCGCAACACCGGCTCCTACGAGTCGCCGGTCTGGGCCGAGGTCGAAAACGTCAAGGACCTGGCGCTGAACCTTGAGGCGGGTGAGGCCGACGTCACCACCCGCGCCAACGATGGTTGGCGGGCCACCATCGCCACGCTCAAGGACGCCTCGGTCGAGTTCGGCATGGTCTGGGACACGGAGGACGCCGACTTCTCGGCCATTCAGGACGCCTACTTCGACGGCACGTCCATCGAGTTCGCGGTGATGGACGGCGACATCGAGACCGAAGGCTCGGAAGGTCTGCGGGCGACGATGGCCGTGACGGCCTTCAGCCGCGATGAACCGCTCGAGGAGGCGATCACCGTCACCGTCACGATCAAGCCGACCTATGCCGACAACCCGCCCGAATGGTACGTCGTGCCGGCATAGGGGTTCTTCTCGAACCGGAAAGGAGCCTGAGACATGGCCACCCATCTGACGAACCTTTCGGCGCGGGTCACCATCGCGCTGTCGGCGACGGCCCAGAAGGCCATCGACCTGGCGACGCCCGAGGCGAAGACGAGCCTGAAGCGCGTCATCGACCTGGCGTTCGGGGCGGGCGCCGGCCAGGCCGATCTCATCTGGTGGGACCGGCGGACGGTGGCGAAGGATACGGCCGACGACCTCGACCTGGCCGCCGTCCTGGTCGACGGCTTCGGCGAGACGCTCTCGTTCGCAAACGTCAAGGCCATCGTCCTCATCAACCGTTCGGATGAGGCCATCGGTGATCACGAGGCGACCGACGCCGAGGTCCAGGTCGGCGGTGCGGCTTCGGCGGAGTTTCAGGGTCCGTTTGCGGCGGCCGACGACGCCATCATCGTGCCTGCCGGCGGCGCTTTCGCAATCATCAATCCGGGCGCCGATGGTTGGGCCGTGACCGCCACGACGCACGACATACTCGGCGTTACGAACCTCGACGCCGACGACGAGGCCGTCTACGACATCGTCATCGTCGGCGAGTCGGCCTAGCCCAACACGAAAGGCGTGATCGATGCCCTCATTCGATGATAACGCAGGCCGGTCCTGGACGCTGCGGATCGACGTAAGCGCCATCCGCCGCGTGCGGCAGGCCCTGGACGTGGACCTCTTGGAGCTGGCCGGCGGCCCGCTTCTGGAGCGCGTGGCCGGCGACCCCGTGCTCCTGGTGGATATCCTGTACGTTCTGGCCCGCGGCCAGGCGGACGAACAGAGCGTGGACGCCGAGGCGTTCGGCGCGGCGATGGTCGGCGACGCCATAGATCGGGCCACCGGCGCGCTGCTGGAGGCCCTCGCGGATTTTTTCCCGAGCCGCAAGGCGGCGCTTCTGCGGCAGGTGACCGAGAAGGGGCAAGCGCTCGCCGAACGGCTTCTCGCGCGGGCCGAGAAACGGGTGGCGGACGGGGATCTGGACGCGGCGATGGAAGAGGTGGCCGCCGAATCTGGCGGTTCTGCCTCCAGCTCGCCGCCGCCGCAGGGCTAGAGCCGGGTCCGTACACGCTGCGGGAATTGGTGTGGATGGCCGAGGCCCGGGGCCGGGACGCCTGGGGCCGCACGGCGACGGTCCTGGCGCTGCTTGCGAACATTCACCGCGACCCGAAGAAGCACCGGGCGCTGCGGCCCTCGGACTTCAATCCGTATGAGACGAAGCGGCGATCCGGGATACCGATCAAGGCCAAGGACATCGGGCTCCTGAAAAAAGTCTTCGTCGGAAAACGTGAGAGGTAAAGAGCCATGCCAAACAACGTTCTGATGCGAAAGGTCGTCGTGACCGCCTCCTATCAGCCGCTGGCCTCTGAGACGACCGTCGTCACGGTGACGGTCTCCACGCTGCCGTCGAACGCCGGGACCGTCTACTTCAAGGGCGACGACGGCTCGGACGTGCCCTGGATTCCGGGCGAGTGGCACGAGCTGAGGAGCGTTGACCTTGCCGAGATCGAGATCAAGGGCACGCCGGGCGACGTGGTAACGGTAGTCGGGGGAACCTGGTGATGCCGTATCGAACCGTCACATCTGGGCTTATCGTTGACAAAACCATCGCCACGGCCGACCTCGCCGACGATGCCGTTACCGGCGCGAAGATCGCTGACAAAACCATCGCCACCGCCGACCTCGCCGACGATACCGTTACCGGCGCGAAGATCGCCGCCTGCACGATTGAGGACGCGAACATCGCCCGCGGCACGATCACCGGGGCGGCCTTGACGGAACCGTTCAAGCATCCCGGCGCCGTCTGTGCCCCTCACCTTCATTCAGTGTGTTTTGAGGGCTGCTGCGGTCACTTCTACTCTCTCTGGGTTGGATGTGGCGGAGCATACATCAGCGGCTATTCGTACTTCGGTGGCCTCAGCGCAAAGTGCATTGACGCCTGCGTTGTCTGCACAAATCGTCTTAAAGCCGTCTGCAGCGCTAAGCTCCGCAACCTCAAGACCTGCTGCTCCGCGGTACTCCCCGGATACTCAAGTTTAGAGCGCGAAGGAAGCATTTACATAGGGAACTGTGCCCTCTGTTACTACTCCTGCGGGGCTTGGCGGAAGGTATCTCCGGCATGAGGATTTTGCTCATCCACGGCGGCATCGGCAAGAACATCGCGGCAACGGCCGTTATGCGTTCGCTGCACAAGCGCTCTGGCGAGAAGCCCGTCATCATCACCGGCTGGCCGGACGTCTGGCATGCGAATCCGCACGTCGAGCGGGTGTGGCGTATGGGCCGGATGGCCCACTTCTACGACATCTACTACCTCGCCGGGGACACGCCGGAACTGGTGCAGGTCGAACCGTACCGGCACCCGGATTACGTCGCCAAGCGCCGCCACCTGATAGACGTGTGGTGCGAGCAGTTGGGGATCGAATGGGACGGGCAGCCGCCGGAACTGCTCCCCGGCCGGAGCGACGAGCAGGTGGTCCAGCAGTACCTCAAGCGGTTCAAGAAGCCGGTCCTCGTCTTCCAGCCCTTCGGCGGTCCTGGGGCGAAACCCCCTGGCACCAAGCCGCAGATGCAGCGCCGCGACCTGTTTCCGGCGACCGCCGAAGAACTGGCCAAGAGGCTGAGCGACAGGTTCGCCGTGCTGCACGCAAAGGCGCCGAAGCAGCCGGAGATATCCGGAACGACTCCGCTCACGGACAAACTCGGCGTCGTGCTGGCCGCGATACGGCAGGCAGACGCGGTACTGGCCATCGACTCGTTCGTGCAGCATGCGGCAGCGGCGTTCGGAAAACGGGCGGTGGTCCTGTGGCGTGGAACGTCCCCGGCCTGCCTGGGCTACACCCTGCATGGCAACCTGGACCCGGCGCGCCCATGCCCGATGCCGTTCTGCCACAGGCCGAACAGTTTTCTCTTTGACCAGGCCCCCGGCGGCGGGCCTTGGCAGTGCCCGTACAACGAACAGTGTGCAGAGTTCGACGTGGAACGAGTCGTGAAGGAGACACTCAATGGCGGTTCTGCAAACCCACGAGGTTCCGGAGACGGTCGCGCAGGCGGCGGAGAGGGTCAAGAGGCCCTTGCTGCGGCAAGCACGCATGGCGCAGGGAGCGCTCAAGCGGATCAGGAATCAGGTGGCCCAACATGGCAGGGGGGCGCTGGTTGCCGCCCTCGGTGATCAGGGCGACGCGGTCATTCAGGCGTACAGGCTCCTGCGCGACTTCGTGGACTACGTGAACGAAACCACGACGGAGGACCTGTGAACCGGCGACCGAAAATCATGGTGTGCGCCCATGAGCGGAGCGGCACGCACTTCCTCATGAACACGATGGCGGACTGCTTTGACTACTGCTCGTGGCCGTTCCTCAACGTGGACTACCCGGAGATAGCGCCGCACCTTGGCGGGATTCCGGTCTGCCTGCATCGGGCGGATGAGTTGGTCAACTGGTTTTTGGCCGGCAGGTTCAACCACAACTGGACGGTCAAGAACCACCTGCCGGTGGAGTTCTTCGGCGGCAGGCTGCCGGAGTTGCTGGAGGCCGACTTCCGAATCCTCACCATCTACCGGAACCCGCTGGACGTGATGCTCTCGAAGCACTTCATCATCAAGGGCTATCCGAGGTTCGAGGGGCCGCGATGTGAAACGGTCGGCGAGTTCATCCGGGCAACGCCCTGCGGCGGCATGACCCGCTACCAGTTGCGGGCCGAGAGAAACATGCTGACCCGGTGGGAGAACCACGTCACGGGCTGGCTCAGCGTCGGGCTGCCCGGGGTTGTCCACGTCCGGTTCGAGGACCTGCGAGACCATTTTGAGCAAACCGTGCGGGACATCGGCAAGGGCATCGGGCTGGAACCTTGCCGCATTCAGCAGCCGGGCAAAGACCGATTCATCCAGCACGGACCCAAGACCTACAGCCGCGCGGACTATGCCCCGGAGGACGTGCGGTTCTTCGATGACGAGGTTGGAGCAACGATGGAGCGGCTCGGGTATGCCGCCCTGAACGAGACGTTCGAGGCGGCGGCCGGGGTCAGGGAACTGGTCGAAGGGCACGAAGGAGAATCGCCATGAAACGCCATGCATGGGGCCACAGGGTTGTCGTCCTGGCCGCGGCCTGCCTGCTGTTCCTCGCCTGCGCGGGTTGCGGCCCTTGGATCAACCCCGACGACCCGGCGTCGGTGGCCCTTGCCTGCGGTGACCTGCGCGCCGTGATGGCTACGGCAGCGGACGTGGCGCTGACGACGGAGAAGGCCGACGCGGCGTGCGCCACGCGCATCGCCGAGGTCTTCGAAGCCTTTGCCACCGCCGTGCGCGAGAACTCGGCCGAGGCGGCCGGAGAGGCCGTGGACAAGATTCTCAAGGCCGTGGCGAAGGAACAGGATTATCGCCTCTACAAGCGGCTTCTGCTGCGGGCGACGGAGCGCGTGAGCGAACGGCTCGAGTACATGGGCGAAGCCCCGGAAGATGACCAGGCCGCCGCCGTCGCCAAACGGTTGACCCTCGCGGCCCTGGACGGCGTGGCCGAGGGCGCCAGGGACTACGCGGCAGGGCTGTCGCCGCCGTCAGGCCACCCTGGCACGGGTACGGCTTGTGCCGTGGCCGGCGGCACGCCTGCCGTGCCAGGGTAGAAGCCGAGGGAGACCGGCCGTGCCACCAATCGACAAAGAGGCGTTGCGCCGGCAGATACGCGACGACCTGAAAACCCTGAAGGCCCTCGAGGGCCAGGCCGTGCGGTGGAACCGGGCCCGCAAGGCTGAGCGACAGTTCTGGACGGGGTTGCTGTTGGACATCGCGGAGGTGGCGATGCCGTACACGTTGGCCGGCCGGATCGCGTTGCGGCTCATCCGGCGTGTTCATAGCCGAACCAGACGATAGGAAGGTGGTGCAAGATGGATGCGAAACAATGGGTTGCGTGGCTGATGCCGGTCCTCGTCCGGGGTCTGGCGTGGATACTGGCGGCCAAACTCGGGATGGAGGCGGCGGAGGCCGACGACCTGGCCACCCAGGCCGGCGCGGCTCTGGGCGCCCTCGCCCTCATCGGCGTCTCGATCTGGACGAGCCTCAGGGGCCGCAAGAAACTCCTCCTGACAGACCCGGCGCTGCCGAGGAACTGAAGCGCCGGTGGAGAGGGCGTCATGACGGGCGGATTCGTCAACCTGAAGTTCTCGATGTTCTTCGACAAGGCCCCCGTTCTGCGGGCCGTGGACCGGGCCGAGAGGCGGGTCCTCGCGAAGGCCGGGGCATACGTGCGGCAGCGAGCCAAGAGCGCCGTCCGCCGGCGCAAGCACGTCTCCCGGCCGGGCCAGGCGCCCTCGAGCCACGCGGGGCACCTGAGGCGGCTGATCTTTTTCGGCTACGATCGCGCCGCCTCCTCGGTCGTCATCGGCCCGCTCTTGTTCCGCTCGCGCTCCTCGCCAACCGTCCCGGGACTCCTTGAGTTCGGCGGGATCGTGACGCGCGAGCGCAAAGGCCGACGCCGACGTGTTCGGGGCGCGCGGCGCACGATGCGCTATCGCCCGAGGCCGTTCATGGGACCGGCCCTTGAGGCCGAGGCACCCAACTTCCCGTCGCTGTGGAAAGATTCCGTGAGGGGATAATGGCCGGAGCAAGAGACATCCGGGCGGGCAAGGCCTACGTCGAACTCTCGACGAAGGACAAACTGTCGCAGGGCCTCTCGCGCGCCCAGGCCCGACTGCGTGCGTTCGGGCGGTCCTGTCAAGAACTCGGCCGGAGCCTTTTCACCGTGGGCGGGGCGGCATTGGCCGCGTTGGGCGCGGCGAGCAAAGTGTTCGCCGACTTTGAGAAGCAGATGGCGATGGTCTCCACAATGCTCGACCGGCCCGTCGCGCACATGGAGAGGTTCAAGGAAGCCGTCCGCGACATGGCGGTCGCATCGGGCCAATCGACCGAGACCATCGCCAAGGGACTCTACGATATCCTCTCGGCCAGCATCGCGCCGGAGAAGGCGCTGGGATTCCTTCGGGTAGCCCTCCGTGCGGCGGAGGGCGGCATGACCGACGTGGCCACGGCCACAAAAGGCATGATCCGCATCCTGCGCGCCTATGACATGAACGCGACGCAGGCGGCGGACATCAGCGACACGCTGTTCACGGTCGTCAAGAAGGGCGTCATCACCTACGAGGAGCTGGCCGAGCACATCGGGACAGTCGCGCCGAGCGCCCGGGCCGCGGGTCTGACGCTCCAGCAGCTCAGTGCCGCCATCGCAACCGTCGTGTCCGTCGAGGAGCCGACCCGCGCCATGACCGCCCTGCGTCAAGCGATCTTTGAGGCCGCCGAGGAAGGAACCGATCTCCTGTCGTTCGTGCGTGAGTTCAAGGGGGCCGATCTCGCCAAGGTCATCGCCGCCGGCATTCCCAAGCGGGCCGCCCAGGGCGTGGTGATCCTCGCCAACAACCTGAAACTGCTCGATGAGAACCTCGCGGCGATGGCCGCCAGGGCCGGCGCCGGCGAAGAGGCCTACAGGAAGATGGCGACCACGCTCACGAGGGCGTTCAACCAGGCCAAGCAAGCGGTCGTTGTCGCGGCAGGCCGGATCGGCGAAGCCCTGGCGCCCGTCCTCAAGGATTGGCTCTCCGGCGCCAAAGAGGCGATTGAATCCTGGGCGGCCTGGATCCGTGAGAACCGCGAACTTGTTGGCCAGTACACGAGGCTTGCCCTCAAGATCGCCGCCTGGACCGTCGGCCTCGGCGCGGCCCTCATCGCCGTCGGCAAACTGGTTGGGGCCATTACGCTGCTCGCCAGCCCCCTCGCCGTTGCGATCGGCGCTGTCGGACTGTTGGGCTACGGCCTCTATCGGCTCAGCGGCTATTCGGTCGAGGCCATCGGAAACATCACGGCCTATCGCGACGCCCAGGACAAGGCCCGCGCGGCCGATCTGGCCCGCCTCCGACAGCTGGACGAACTGACCAGGACAGAACGCCTGAACACCCAGGAAATGGTCGAGGCCAAGCGGCTCATCAATGAACTCTCGGACCGGTACGGCGATCTCGGAGTCACACTCGACGAGACAACCGGCAAGTTGGAGAACGTGTACGAGGCTACCAGGAAGGTGCACGATGAAATGCGCAAGCGCCGCGCCAACGAACTGATCTTGGAAATCTCCAAGTTGCACAACAAGATTCAGCAGCTGCGCGAGACGTTCACGGGCGGGACGGCAAAAACCATATTCAACTGGGCCACGGGCGCTATGGAGAACGCCGGTGACCGCATCGTCCGGCTGCAGCGGAAACTGACGAGGACCGTCATGGAGCTCCAGGCGGTGCGGGCCGGGGTGGGCGCCGAGGGGCTGACGGGCGGGGTCAAGGTACCCGCGGTCGTCAAACCAGCAGGGAAACCTGCCGTCACGGCCGAACCCGAGGAACCCCCGCTGTGGTCGCGCGAAACGATGGAACTCCGGACAGGGCTTCGGATGGAGGCAGAGGCGAGAGGCAAGGCCGATGCCCTCAGGCTCGCGGCCCTCGATGAGGAAAAGCACCTCAGGTACGAGATCGCGCGGGCCGAGATCGAGGCCACCAAGGAGGGCATCGATCTGCGCCTGGCGCTCCTCGCGCTGGAGCGCCGACAGGCGCTGGCCCAGGAAGGCGTGAACGCCGCGCTCATCAACCGGCTGTATGACGCTCGCAGGCAGGCCATCCTCGCAGGCACCGAAGCACAGAAGGTCGCCCGCCGCTTCCAGGTCCGCGGTCAGTTCGGCGGCCTTGGGGCCGAGCGGATCGGGGGCGGGAACACGGCCGAACGCATGGCCGCCGGCATCGACGAGATCGTGCGGAACACAAAGCCCTTGCGCCAAGCGGGAACGCTGGTCTTCGGCTGAGGTGAGAGCAGGTGGCGATAACCGTCGAGGAAAAACCCGACAGCCGCGAATCCGCCCAGGGCGACACCAAGTCCGCAACGCTCACCTACATCGTCCGGGGGACTGCCGACGACGCGGCGGCCCGCACGGCACTGGCGGCCGAAGCGCCGCTCACGCACGACGGCCTTGTCCGCCAGACGTGCGCCGTCGACCCGGTTCACATCGACAGCGGTAACGCCGCAGCCTGCGCGTGGACCGGCTCTGTCGAGTACGGCCAGACCTCAGACGCGAGCCGCGAGACCGGCGACTCGATCTTCTCGTTCGACACCGGCGGCGGCACGCAACACGTCGTGACGGCGGCGCCGGGTAAATCCATAAGCGCTTGCGCCCCGGACGGCGAGACGGCCCCGCCCGCACACGGCATCGGCGACAACGGCGAGCGGTGTGAGGGCGCCGACATCATGGTTCCCGTCTATCACTTCTCCGAGACGCACTACCTGTCGGATTCGGTCGTGACGCCGGCCTATAAACAGACGCTGTTTCAGTGTGCGGCGAAGACCAACCTGGACGCCTTTCGCGGATTTGAGGTCGGCGAGGTCCTGTTCCTGGGC